TCGTACTCACCCGAAAAGGATTCGACCGATGACACGCGACACCGAGCTCGACACCCTCACCCGGCAACGTCAGTTCTACGCCGAACAGGCCGCCCAGGCGCAACGCCTCGCCGACGCCCTCCTCCTGTGGACTCACCGCCTCGCGGACGCCCTGTTCCTCGCCCTGGTCGATTCCGGACACAACGGCCCGGAATGTTCCGCCATTCTGCGCGACTTCCGCGAATGGGTGAGCGAGTGGGAGGCGACAAGGTGACCACGATCCGACGGAAACCCGCCGACGACCACCTCCTCGCGTTCTGCTGGTGCGGTCGAGTCTCGGCGTACATACCCGCCCAAGACGTACGCGACGGGAAAACGTTCCTGTGTTCCTCGGCGTGCTGGGGCTACTACCTCGCCCGGGGGGTTCGATTCCCGAAAACCCTCACCGACGTCGAGGCCGACGCCATCCACCCCGACGACAGTCCCGAACCCGGGACGGTGAACCTGTGAGCATCCAGGCGCTCGCATGGGCGCTCACAACCGACACCGGCTCCCCATCCCGTAAAGCGGTCCTACTGGCCCTCGCCGATCGGTACAACGAAAACGAAAACGCCGCATGGCCGTCGGTCGGATGGATCGCCCGCGTAACCGAACTCCACCCCTCGACTGTCCGTCGCGCGATCGCCGACCTCCTCGACGCCGGGCTCCTCGAGGTCACCGGATGGGCGGGAATACGACCCGACCGGATGACGAAACGGTACCGCCTCCGTATGACAGTTATCCCCAACCCGAGCCCTATGAGACCGTCCACGGGATCGCACCACGCACCCCCGTCACCTGAACGGGGTAGCACCACGCACCCACGGGGTCGCACCACGCGCCTAACGGGGTCGCAGAGTGCGACCCGAACCATTACAGAACCGTTAGATAACCGCGCACCGGAAACGGTACGACCGCCGACGGTCGCCGAAATCCGAGCGCTAAGGGAAACCCTCGGATGATGACCGACACCGAACACCTCCGACAGATCGCACTCCTCTGCGATGCGCTACGCGACGAACTCGAGGAACTCGCACCCGACACAACCGCCGACACCTGGGACAACTACCTCGACGCCACCCGCATCGTCGCCCAGGTATGGCACCACCTCGAGGAACTCATCCACCCGAAACGGGACGACCGTGGACCGTTCTAGGTTCGGACCGCCTCGCTGGATTGCCGCGCTCATCCTCCTCGTATTCGGGTTCCTCCTCCTCGCCTTCGCACTCCTCATGGACGCCCGACTCAAACCCTCGCCGTATCCGAATCGAATTGTGGTCGAACATGGCAACGAATAGGGGCTACGGCGCGAAGGTAAAAGCCCGGGTGTACGGGGTGTACGGGGGCACCATTGAGAACCCTCCGCCCTGCCATCGGTGCGGGAGACCCGCCGAATCGGTTGATCACATCATCCCGGTAGCACTGGGTGGCACCGACGAACTCGACAACCTCCGACCCGCCTGCGTGTCCTGTAATAGCCGCGACGGCGCCCGCCTGGGTAACGCAATCAAACAGGCGAAACGCACCCAACCGCCGAAAACCTCGACCCGAACCGGATCGAAAACGAAGGCGGCCTCCTCGAGGGGCCGGGTTCCTTTGACAGGGCCGTCGAAAGCCCCGGCGCCCCCCTTTGGTCAATCCACCCCGGGGGGGTCGGATCGGGGCGGAAAGGCCGCGAAACGGGGCGGGACGAAACGCACCGGGGAGAACCGGCCGAGACTCGAAACGCCGACTATGGGGGCACTCAAAAAAGGCTCCGAGGTTGCCGCGATCGCGAAACGAATCGGGCTCGAACTCATGCCGTGGCAGACCTACGCCGCCCAACGTCTCCTCGAGGAGATCGAACCGGGACGGCGCCGGTTCCGAACGGCCCTCACGACCGTCGGCCGCCAAAACGGAAAGTCGTTCTTACTTCGCGCCCTGGTCGTGTGGTGGATCACGTCCCACGCCGTCGAGGCCGGACCCCAAACCGTCGTTCACGCCGCCAACACCCGGTCCCTCGCCGTCGACCAATGGGCCGCCGTGGTCCGCCTATTCGAGGAACACCTACCCGGGTCGATCGAAAAGGTGTCCCGAGGGGCCGGACGGGAACGCCTCACCCTGGTCGACGGATCGGTGTACCAACCCGTAGCGTCCACCGACGCCGTCCACGGCCTGTCGGTCGACCTGTTCCTGGTCGACGAGGTATGGGACATAAAACCGGCCGTCCTCGACGACGGCATCCTCCCGACCACGATGGCCCGCCCCCAACCCCTCGTCGCGATGTTCTCCACCGCCGGAGACGAGAACTCCCAGGCGATGCGATCGTGGC